TTTAACTGCATTTCCTCTTTTTCTTTATAGGTAGGTACATTAATGGGATAGCACGATAATAATTCAAGATGAATATTTGCATTAAATTTGCATTTTTCTTTTGAAAATACCTCTTTATATCGCTTAAAAACGATATTTTGAGATAAATATAAGGCAATAAAAAAGCCCCTTACTTGTTGGTAAGAGGCCGATAATCAGATAGTAGTGGGTACGAGAATCGAACTCGTATTACATGCGTGAGAGGCGTTTTTGTACACCATCTAAAACGCTTATAACTAATATCTTATAATATTTATAAAATCTATTTGCACCGAATTTGCATTAAAAAACGGCACTCATGTCCTTCCTTATAAATATCACCTCTTATATTTCATTTTTATCAAAGAACGTTTTCAATACAAAGTTAATCAATCAATCAGAAATAGCAAATATTATTTGTTTGAATTTAAGCTATCTGTTTCTAGTTTATCCGGCTAATAGTAAACATACTATTATGACAGATGAAGAACTAAGAGCATTTTGCTTAAAGCAAGCTATTCAAATCATTACTCACAAAGAACAGCCTCGAACCATGGGCTTTCAAAATACAGATAGTATATACTTATTTGAACTTACTGAAATCCTTTTAGAGTATATCAAAACAGGAAAACAAAATTATGTACCCGTCTATTTGAACTACTTCAAATAATCTGCGACTATTGCAATTATAGCTATAATGGCAGATGCAATGCTTGTTATTATAGCTATATTTACGCCTGTTCGTTGTCTTTTCCTCTCCTTTTCTTCTCCGCTAAAGAATCCGCGTCTTCCTAATTCAAATCCTTTTTCGTTTAAACCATAATATCGGTTTTTCCCGTCGCCGGAGAAAGTTCCATAAAATCGCATGACGTAATCAACCGCGTTATCGGTAGTAGCTTTTCTTTGATCCTCTGTCAAATCATCAGCATTTATAAGACCCCCTTTGTCGTAGGCGATTTTTATAATTTCTTCTGCGATTATTTCTGTGTTATTCATATTGTTATTATGTTATAATCCACGGAGAAATATTATTATATCTATTGCTTTATATCCTTCTATTTTTAACAATGCTTTCAAATAGGATTCTTTCTTTTCCTCTTTCAATACTCTTTTCAATTCATTGTTATTAACTGATCGCATAGCTTCTCTAGCCTTTAATATACATGCGTTTATTGCATCTGAATAGTTCTCAATATATGGCTTTTCTATTATATCAGATATGACGTCTAAATAACGAAGTAAAGCGTTTTCAAATTGACTCTTAAATAAAAAATTATCTCCTTGTATGAATAATAATGACGTCATTATTTCTGTTTGGCTTTTTTCATTTGCTTTTTCAATGTATTCTATCATTTCTTTTTTGGTAACATTGATACTCTCCGTTAAAGAATCGCTAGTTTGTTTTACTTTACCATCTATCTTCTTATCTATTGCAATCACATTCCAAATCTGCCATCCAATTAACATCGTCACTAAAAGCGATAAAATCCCTACTATCACCCCGATATAGTCTATACCTAACTCCGGCGCGGATGGTAACGAAACGCAAATAGCAACAACGCTACATATAATCGCAGCGATTGACAAACAGTTGCTCCAATATGATTTGATTCGGTTTTTCATGTTTAGATGAATTAATTTGGTTTATTCATTGGAATCAGCTTTCCATTTTAAAGAAGTCTTCAAAATTTCAGATTCAGAACCATTCCATTCATGCTTATATTGAATAAACATAAATGGAGCATTTGATAGAGTTTTAAATGTGTACGTTCTCATCCTTGACTCTCCGGGGAATAAGTCGTTAAAAAATCCAGTTTGGAACTCTCCTTTGGTGAATAAATTGTAGTACGCCTCAAAGCTGCCCTCTGGTATTATATCCGATTTAGTATTGTTTTTCAAAGTGTAATCTATCTTGTAATATGTAGTTCCTTGATTGTTGTTTATTATGTCTATTGAGTTCATTGTGACAGTCATATTGTCAGGTGCTAAATATTCTTTCCCAAAATCCAAATAATCAAACTTATCTTCGTCATTGGGATTATTAGATTCAATAACTCTCCCTGTGTTGTATAAAATCTTGTATGTATACTTTACTACTCCATCTACAGTGGTAAGGTCATAGCTTGCTATTATATTGTCTTCTTCAAATGATAAATGTGAACTGTATGAATTATAATAGGGTAACTGTGGATAAAACTTCCAAGTTTTAGTAATGTCAGCCGTATTTCCCTTTGTTATGATTGCATTATTTGCAGAAACAAAGTTTGTTTCGTCTTTCCAGATAGTATTTCCATATGGCAATTCCATCTCTCGTTTTGATTGAATTATATTTCCATTATTTGATATTTGTGAGAACCATAGGGTTGCGTTAGGGTTTAGAGCAATCTCTTCTTTGTCTATTCCACAAATAAAACAATTATCATATACATTAATATATGAATATAAATACCTGTCCAATACTTTTATAAAAATTGCAGATCCGTCATCTTGTGATAGAATTGTTGGAAACATAGTTTTAGCCATAGAAGTTGGGCTGTCATCTTCTCCGACAACACATCCTACAACAATATTTCCATTCGATAATTCTTTGGGTAGATATGCCCATGAATAATTCTCATTTTCGGGATGTGTATTATTTTCCCATATCAAGTCCCCTTTTAAATCATATTTTGAAAACCAAAAAACTTTATTGATTCCTGCATTTCTTGCACCATAAAGATACTTATACCCTTTGCTATCAATAAAAACTTCATTCAAAGTATTGATTGTTTGTGCATTTATGACCTTACATCCTGTAAGTCTATATATTTCTTGCGCTTTTTGATATGCTTCGTCTGTTGCTTGATTGCCGCTTTCTGATTCGCCCTGCTCTTCTACTATTCCTTTCCCACATGAACACAGACAAAAAACGAGAAAAAATACAGTTGAATATGATAATAGCTTTTTCATGTTGTTTTGTTTTTAGTGATTTATAATATGTTTTTAATTGATAAAATATTCTCCACAATAAAAAGATGAATAATTTCCCGTTTCGGTAAATCTATATCATCATAGTCTGGATTCTCACTACGAAGCAGGATTAAATTATCTGAATCCTTAGGATGTCTACGAACTCTTTTTATAAGCCTATATTCGTTCGTTATGATTAAATATACCTGTCCGTAGTTGAAATAATCCCAACTCTCAATCTTTCTAATTACTACCCTGTCGCCCGAAGCGATTAGTGGTAACATACTATCACCCGTGGCGAATATTATCTTTGAATCCGGGTTGATTTCCGGCGCGTCTATACTTCCTATCACTTTTTCGTCTGTAAATTCTATATCTCTACCACTTAGCCCGCAGGTTGCGTCTATGTCGTATATTAATGCTCCTTTTCGTTTTGTTTTGCTTATTGCAGATTCGGAAATTTCGAGTGGTTTCCACTCTCTTTCTATGATCGAGTCTGTATTATTTTTAATCATTTCTCCTTTATCTCGTAGAAGCCATTCGGTGGATATATCACCGTATACTCTACTAATTTTCATTGCTATATCAGCGGATATACTTTTTGTTTTACCCCAATAACCTTTAGATAATCCGGCTTCTGCTTCCAGTCTATATACACTAATTCCTTTATAATCAATGTATTTTTGAATTTTTTCTTTTATAGTCATACTATTGTCTACTAATAAAGGTTAATTAATAGAATATAATCTACTAAATATTTGTATAGTAGAATATAGTCACCTATCTTTGTCGCATCAAAGTTAATCAATCAATCAAGAACTAACAAATAAAAGTATAGAATTATGAAAGCAGGAATGATCGGAGACGTAGAATTTAAAAAAGCGGGAAGTGAAACAGTATGTTGTGTAAGTTTAATTAATACAACAGTCGGACAAAGATTCTTAGCGTGTACGCTTTCTAGTAGCAAGACTTTCAAAACGTTCAAAGGCGCGGAGAAGTTTATGAACTCATTCGGATACCAGAAGATTTAATATTAATCCGTAGCCCTTCGGGGCTATTAAAACCACTCTGGGAGATTTTTCGCTATTACATATACTATTAAAGAAATGAATGATAATGAAAAGATTATATACGAGGCTACGCCGCAATATAAAAGTTTTTTGGGGTCGGAAAAAGAGAGATATAGACGTGCGTCTATTGAATCGTTCTTACTTGATATACACGAGTGAGCTGCCTTCTTCGCACGACTTGCATGCTCCGTATTGTAGAATAGTGCGATTGCTGCGGCTAGGATACCCAGTAGCAATAGGGTTATTGTCAGAACAAACAGAATACGAATCTCGATACGTTCTTGGCTATTATTGGTTAGTGCTACAAGAGCGCCGAGGAGACCAGAAGCCGCGACTAATAAACTTTGAAACCACCTTTCACGAGTTTGCATATGCTTCTCGCGCAATTCCGAGTACAATTTAATTCTATTATGTAGGCTTTCTATATTATCCATATTATTTTTTTTATGCAAAGCTAATAAAATAAATATTACGACAATGAACACAACACCAATTAAACCGACACTGCAAGCGATGGAAGTAGGGAGACAAACCTACTTTCCACGCAACCGCAGAAAATCAGTGAGAACGACCGCGTCCGATTTAAAAACCGATGAAGGAAAAGTTTTTAAAACTTGGATCGACGGAGATAATATTTATGTTGAACGTAAAGAATGATACGGCAATGGGACGAACTAGAGTAACCGGAAAAGTTGAGCCAATAGTAAAGAAGTGGCTTAGTAAAGATGAAGCAAAATCCTATATAGGATGCTCGGATGATTTTTTGAGAACGTTACGAGAAAAAGCACTAGTTTCCTTTTCTCAATTTGGAAAAATGATCTGGTACGATTTATCGAGTATAGATAGATTCATACAGAGTAATAAGATCGTATAAAACCAAACACTATGCTAACACTAAAACAAAGTCCCGCCGCTATTTTCTTAATGCTTTTAGCGTGCAGCCTCGCAGAAGGCGAACCGGAGCCGGGCAAATTAATTATCGCACTATTGATCGTATTTATCACGGTTGTCTATGTGCTAGTTTGTAACTATCTAAATGTGAAACGACATGGCGGCGAATCCTCAATGTATCGGTAATTGTCGAATATGCACGGTTCTTGGCGCGTGTCCTGCTGATACTCTAGTTTGTGAAGATTGCGGCGAGGAGATCGAACCGGGAGAAGAGATTGAATTAGAAGTCGAAACGTATGAACGTGGCAGACGCGGCACGAAGATAATAACGGTTTGCGCTCGCTGTTATGAGTCGCTTTATCAAGGTGTAAACGATAACATTTAATAAAGTAATAAAACCTTCCGGTGTATAGGTAACCGCACAAAGAATATGAGTACAAATAATAACTCAAAAGGTAGTGAAATTGGTTTTTGCGGGCTTCTTACTATTGTTTTCATTGTATTGAAACTCACAAATTACATCAATTGGTCTTGGTGGTGGGTAATGTCTCCCTTATGGATTCCCATAGCTATTTTGTTAGCCGTAATCCTTCTCGTTTCCATACTGAAAGCGATGTTTAAATAACTAGACAACACAATTATGACACATTGGAAAACTCAATTTAATTATGACTATCTAGGCGCTTATAGCCTACCGGATGGGAAAGATATAATTCTCACCATACGGGAAACGAAAAAAGAACAGGTAGTCGGTACATCTGGAAAGAAAGAAGAATGTTTCGTCGCTTATTTCTTCGAAAATGTAAAACCGATGATCCTCAACCGGACGAACTGCAAAACATTGACGAAAATTTTCAAGAATCCGAATTTTGAGTCATGGATAAACAAGCAAATCCAAATCGGAGCGGTATTAGTTGACGCTTTCGGCGAAAAGGTTGATTCGCTCCGTATTCGTCCATTCATTCCGAAAGTAGAAAACTCATTGCCTACGGTTGAAACCGGATCGGCAATCTGGATAAATATCCTCGACGGTCTGGCGGGTGGTTTTACGGTCGCGCAAGTCCAGACGAAATATAAACTAACTAAAGAACAAATCAAAGAATTAGTAGCACATGAAATCAAGTGAACAAAAAGAATTTGAATGGAAAGAAAAGAGACGCGGCAAAATAACCGCCTCTACGCTTCCCGACCTGATGAAAGCGGGCAAAGGTTGTCCCTTTGGTAAAGGTGCGTTAGACGCGATGTATTTAGTACGCTACGAGCGTAGAACCGGGACGATGCGAGAAAACGGAAGTAACAAGGCGTTTGATTGGGGGCACGAAAACGAGCCGCTAGCGGTCGAATGGGTACGGAGTCAGTTAATGAACGAAATCAAGTCGTGTACAACCGATTTTAAGGACATTGTTTTCAATGAACCGTTTGAAGGATTTGGAGATTCACCGGATTTCTATGTATACGGATTTGATGGAAAAGTTATCGCTCTGGGTGAAATCAAGTGCCCGATGTCGCAAGGAAAGATCGAATCATTACAGTTCGGGAATATCATCGACGAAAAAGACGAATACTATTGGCAATTCCTCGGACATTTTCTAGGGCGTCCAGATGTTGACAAACTATATTATGTCATTTATGACGGTTATGTAAATGAAGGTCGAATACTTGAAATGAATCGAGCCGATCATGTGGAGAATATAAAGAAACTCTATGATCGCATCCGGTTGGCTAGCGAGATGGTAGATGAATCTATTCGCTCCGGTCTGGACTTCCTCGATTGTATTGATTCAGCAAAGGCGGTCTTAGATTTAAAGATGCAGATCGAGGCGTTAAAGCCGGAAGCAAAAAATAGCGTTCCGGTAAAGAATCAGATTTATAAGATACGGAAAGAATTAAGGAAACTGACAAGGAAAGTACCGTCACAACACTAACACAACACGATTAATCACATTTTTATAAACACTTTAATAAACACGAAATTATGATGCACACTTGGTTTTTATGTAAAATCCGTTACGAGAAGGTAATAGAGGACGGAGGCAATAAGAAAGTAACTGAACCTTATTTAGTCGATGCGCTAAGTTTTACCGAAGCAGAAGCATGAATAATCGAAGAGGTCACACCGTTTATCTCCGGTGAGTTTACAGTGACCGACATTTCCCGCGCGCATTATAGCGAGATATTTACTAGCGAAGAGGATTCCGCCGATAAATGGTTTGCCGGGCGACTCGCTTTCATTACGCTTGACGAGAAAAGCGGCAAGGAGAAAAAGACCTATACAAATGTACTCATACAGGCCGCAGACATTCACGACGCAATGAAGAAACTCGACGAAGGTATGAAAGGAACGATGGCGGATTATTCTTCGATTCTTCTCAAAGAAACGGCGATTGTAGATGTTTATCCGTATCATTCAGAAGAAAAGGACGAATTTAAACACGACACAAACAAGTAACAGCGCGCCGGGTGAAAGCCCCGGCAAATCGGATAAGTGGCGGAATTGGAAACGCCTAGTTATGTAAGGTTGATCGCCAGACATTCCGTTTAACGGTGCGGCTCTTGAAGTATCATTCCCGGTTCGAATCCGGGCTTATCCACTATTCACAAACCAATTAAAATGACATGACAAAGTATAACAATGTAAAGATAGACGGATACGACTCTAAAAAGGAGTATCGACGCGCTAAGGAGTTGAAACTACTCGAAAAGAAGGGAATTATAACCGGACTTCAAGAACAAGTTAAATTCGAGCTTATTTCGCCTCAATATCATTTCTACGAAGTGCAAGGAGCACGGAAGATGCTACGCAAAAAGGAACTGATCGAACGAGGCGTTTACTATATCGCCGATTTCGTCTATTATCGGAATGGTGAGTATATCGTCGAAGATACTAAAGGAGTTCGGACAAAGGAGTATATAATCAAACGTAAGCTCATGCTTTACGTTCATGGAATTAAAATAAAGGAGGTATAGGAATGGCAAAGAAAACATCACAAAAGCAAGTAAAACACGATTGCCGGACGTGTAAAAATGGCGGCGAAGTAAAAGACTTTATGTGCTATTGTTCCGTAATTAAATTTATGCGACCGATAGGAATAAGGATTTGTAGTAATTATATCGCTCGATAGACTTTATTAGTGTAATGAATATAGACGGATATACGCTAACTGAAAAGATGCGAAAAGCACGACGACGTTTCAGATTTACCGCCACCGAACAAGCCCTTTTTTACGAATTAGTGGCTATTTGTAACGGCGAAGATTGGAGGGACGTTTTCGATTGCTCAAACATTGAACTTTGTTTTGCGCTTAACGTGAACGAGAAAACACTAATAAAAGCCCGCGAGTCTTTAATAAATGCAGGGTTGATTTATTATAAATCTGGTAAAAACAAACGTGTCATTAGTTCGTATTCTTTCGTGAAGGAATTTAAAACTACTGTAACTACTACTGTAAATTTTACAGCCAATCGGACAGCCAATCAGACAGCCAATGATACAGTAGATAAGGGAGTCAATGATACAGGAGATAGTACAGACTATAATAAACTAAAACAAAAACCAAACATAAATATACTTTCTAAAGTCTCTCATGGAGATTTTGATTTTATATCTAATGAGTTTTTAGAGACGTTTATTCTTTGGCTTGAATACAAGAAAGACAGGCGGGAAAATTACAAATCGGAAAAGTCACTCAAAGCGTGTTACAACAAGTTAGTGAAGTTGAGCAAAGGTGATCCGATGATTGCATCTCAAATCATAAATGAAGCGATTGCAAATAATTGGGCGGGATTCTTTGAACTGAAAAACAAAAATGAATATGGAAACAAGAAGCAAACAGACTCTACCGATAGCGGCGATCCTATCATACGGACTACCGTACTATGACGAGCCGATAGAACCGGATAAGCGCCCGGAATGGTTTAAAGCGTGTTGTAAATACATTTGTCCCAGTTTCAAGATCGACGAATCAAATAAAAACATAATGAACCAACTGTTTTTGTATACTGAAGGACGATCCGAGAAGCTAGACGCAAATAAAGGGCTGTTATTACGAGGTGACATCGGTACGGGAAAAAGTACTATTATGCAGATTCTAAACCGATATAGCTATTTCACACGCGGCAAAGCAAAGGGCGGTTATCCGATCGGCGGCTTTAGGATTGATTCGGCTTCCTGCATTGCAAACGGTTTTTCGATGCGTGGAAAGGATGCACTAGAATTGTACACCTACAACAACGGTACGCCGCGAATGATCTGTTTCGATGAACTAGGACGTGAGCCAATCCCGGCAAAGTATTTCGGTACTGAACTAAACGTGATGCAGTATATTTTCCAATGTCGGTACGAGTTGAGACATGAGGCAATAACTCATGTTACAACGAACTTAACGATTAAGGAAATACAGCGTATTTACGGC